GCAATAAACGACAAAGCGGTGGAGGACGTTTACGACAGCTTGACCGATATTATTTACACACTACGCGAGGGGGTGCCGAATGAATAAAAAATATTTTTTTGATAAAGAAGCAGCAGACAAAGCGGTGCGCTTCATTGAGAAATTTTGCACTCATACAAAAGGGGAACTAGGGGGGCAACCTTTCATTATGGAACCGTGGCAAAAAGAACAAATTGTCGAGCCTTTGTTTGGTTGGAAAAATGAGGACGGGACCAGAAAGTACCGCACCGCGTTTATTTTCTTACCGCGTAAAAATGGAAAAAGCACCCTAGCCGCTGCAATAATTCTAGCGCTTATGTTTATAGACAACGAAGCAGGGGCCGAATATTACAGCGCAGCAAATGACCGTGAGCAGGCCAAGTTGGTTTTTGAAATTGCAAAAGGAATGGTAGAGAATAAGCCAGAATTAGCCCAGCGCTTAGAAATATTTAAAAATTCTATTGTGTACAATTCGCAGGGGTCCTTTTATAAAGCAATTTCTAGAGAAACAGGAACCAAGCACGGGTTCAATGTAAGCGCCGCAATATACGACGAATTGCACGCAATGAAAGAAAGCGACGGGGAAAACTTGTGGCAAGTTCTGGAAACGGCAACGGGTGCGCGTAGGTCCCCTTTACTTATAGCAATAACAACGGCGGGTACAAATAAGCAAAGCGCTTGTTTTAAAATGTACGAATACGCAAAGCGGGTGCGGGACGGTATAATTGACGACCCCGCGTTTTTGCCCGTTATATTTGAAGCAGACCCAGAGGACGACATAACAAAAGAAGCAACGTGGAAAAAGGCGAACCCTTGCTACGGCATAAGCCTTAAACGTGAATACATGGAACGCGAAGCCCTGAAAGCCCAGACAATGCCAAGCTATGAAAATTTGTATAGACGCCTACATTTGAACCAATGGGTTACAAGTGAAACACGCTGGCTAAATGACGCCGATTGGGTAGGAAATGCTGAAACGGTAAGTGAAGAAATACTAAAGAACACACCCTGCTGGGGCGGGTTGGACCTTGCTTCCGTTCGGGACCTTACCGCCTTTTGTTTAGTTTGGGACATTGACGGCTTGTTAGTTATTAAGCACTGGACCTTTATTCCTGAAGAAAAAGCCTACGCCAGAAAAGGAAAAGGGGACGGCGTAAACTATTTGGAGTGGTCCGATATTTTAGAAATTACAGGCGGCAACGTTACGGACTATACTTTCGTAGAAGCTAAAATTTTACAGCTTGCCGAGGTTTACAAAATTAAGTCCATTGCCTTTGACCGTTGGAACGCTTCGCAACTTGTAATTCAACTAACAGACAAAGGCTTAACCATGAGTCCTTTTGGTATGGGCTACAAATCATTAAGTCCCCCGACTAAGCATATAGAAGCTAAAGTTTTAGAGGGGCAAGTCGTACACTTTGGTTGTCCTGTTTTACGTTGGCAAATATCAAACGTACAAGTTGCAAGCGACCCCGCAGGAAATATTAAACCAGCAAAGGACAAAAGCACCGATAAAATAGATACGGTAATGGCTGCAATAATGGCTACGGGCGAAATGATTTATACAGAAAAAGAAACAAAAAGCGTTTATCAGGACCGCCGCGGGTTTTTAACTTTATAAAAAAGGGGACCCTAAAGGGTACAGACTTTCTGCACAATCCAATAGGCGCCCCCGTATTTCATCTTAACCCCCCAAAATGAAAGTGCAAAGATATAAAAAAAAAGTTTAATTTTATTTTTTATTTTTGTATATTGCAAAAACCACTCTTACAAATGACAATACAAGAACGCCTACGCGGCTTTTTTAGCAGAAAAAAAGAACCAGAACAACGGGGCTATATTCAAGACGCCCTAGGAAGTTTCACAAATTCAACAGTTGTCACACCAGAAACCGCCCTGACTTTTTCAGCGGTCTACGCCGCAATTCGGGTAATATCGGAAACCATAAGTTCGCTCCCACTAAACTATTATCAACGAACAGACAATGGCCGCGAACTTTACACCGCGTCGCCTTTGTTTTATTTAATGCACAGCGAACCAAACACGGTGCAAACAAAATATGTATTTTTTGAAACTTTTATCAATTCCCTTTTATGCTACGGTAACGGGTACGCATATATTGAAAGGAACCAAAGAGGGCTACCTTACGCACTCAAACTTTTACACCCTGACGACGTAAAGGCCGAAGTTATAAACGAGGACTTAATTTATGAAATAAAAGACGTAGGCAAGGTGGACCAAAGTTCAATAATTCACGTGCCAGACATGACCCTAGACGGTATTAACGGACGCTCAAGAATTGCAGCAGCACGCGACAACATAGCACTCGGACTTGCTGCCCAGAAATACGGTAAGCAGTTCTTCGAAAGCGGCGCCAAAGTTAGTGGGGCGCTAACACACCCTGCTACCTTAGGGGCCGACGCTATGCAAAATTTGTCCGCGCAATGGAACAAAACGTACCACTCAGGAATTGGTGGAACTTTTAAAACCGCAATTTTGGAGGAGGGCATGACCTACAAACCTATACAGCTTCGGCCAGATGAGGCGCAGTTTTTAACTACGAGGGAGTTTTCTATTTTAGAAATTGCCCGCGTGTTTAGAATACCGCCCCACATGTTAGCAGATTTAAGTCGCGCCACATTCTCTAATATTGAACACCAAGCGATAGAATTTACAAACTTTACAATACGCCCGCTCATTACAAAAATAGAACAGGAACTAAATAAAAAATTGATTTTTGAAAATGAAAAAGGCGGGTCCTATTTTGAGTTTAATCTTTCGGGCTTATTACGAGGGGACGCAAAAGCGCGTTCTGAATACTACGCGAAATTGTTTAGTATTGGTGTGATGAGCCAAAACGAAATACGACAACGCGAAAATTTAAACAGTATAGGAACGGACGGTGACGGGTATTATGTACCAATGAATTTAAGCAACACAAAAAACCAAGCAGAAAATGAAAGCGAATAAAAAAGAAACCAGACAGTACGAGTGCGAGGAGTTCAGAATTGAACAAGCCGACAACGGGGACGTAATAGTTCGCGGGCATGCGGCGGTTTTCAATTCACTATCCGAGGACTTAGGGCAATTTAGAGAAAAGATTAATCGCGACGCGTTCGACAACGTATTAAAAGATACGGCAAATTTGGACGTAGTAGCGTTATTAAACCATGACTCCAATATAGTTTTTGGCCGTTCCACTTCGGGAACCCTTAAACTAAAAACAGACGAACGAGGGTTGTATTCTGAAATAAGAATGCCAAACACCCAAGCAGCAAAGGACACCGTAGAATTAATGCGCCGCGGGGACCTTTCGAAGATGAGTTTCGGTTTTTATGTAGGCGCGGATAATTGGGCCGAAGAACGCGGTGAATATATAAGAACTATTGAGGACGTTTCACGATTGGTAGACGTAAGCATTGTGACCCGTCCCGCTTATAGTCAAACAGACGTAGCCGTTCGTTCTTTAGATGAATATAAAAAAGAACAAGAAAAGAAAACAACAGAACAAAGAGAAACGACAAAAGCAAGACTGAAACTTTTAAAAATTAAACAATGAAAAAAACACTTAAACAACTAAAAGAGGAGCGCCAATCTATGATTGACGAAATGACCGCTCTAGTAAACGTTGCAGAAAATGAAGACCGAAACTTAACTGACGATGAGTTAGGGACTTTTGAAGCTAACGAAAAAAACGTAGAGGGGTTAGGCCAAAGAATAGACCGCTTGGAGCGTTCTTTGGAACTTACAAAAAACGTGGCGCCCGTTTCTCATTCAATACAGGACGTAGCAAACACAGACAAAGACTTAGCAAACTATCGATTTTCTGACGCTATCAAAGCAGCATACACAGGAAAGGTAGAGGGCTTAGTTAAAGAAATGGACCAAGAAGCACGCGCTGAAAATGCAAACAATGTTATGCGCGGGATTGGTATTCCGTCGACTGTTCTTCAAACCAGAGCAACAGTAACGGCACCAACTGACGTGGACGTAGTTTCTTTTATCGACCAATTACAAGCCAATAGCGTTTTACTTGCTGCGGGTGCGGAATATTACACAGGGTTAAGCGCAAACGCAAACTTCCCAGTGATTAGCGGTATATCTTCTTCTTGGGTTGCAGAAGCTGGCTCCCAAGTTTCAGAAACAGGGTCAATAGCTGACGCAACGTTAAGCCCAAAAAAGTTAATATCTGTAGTAGATATGAGCGCGGAACTATTAAACCAGAACCCAACGGTTGAGGCGGCTTTTCGTGCTAACTTAGCGCGAAGCGTTCAGGCAACTTTTGAAAAAGCGTTATTACAGGACGGTGCAACAACAGCTTCTGGGCCTGACTCAATTTATGCAGACTTAACGGCGGTATCAAATGCAGGCTCCGCAATTACACTTCCTGAAGTTTACGCAGCTATTGAGGAAGTATTGGCTAACGATATTAACCCAGCAGTC